CCTCTCGGGGTACCTTCGGTTGTGATTCCTTGCGTTTCACGCCCGATACCAAATGTATCATTGGAGAGTAAAAACATGGGTCGTTTTCGCGAATACCATAATGGTAACCCTTTAGGGGGTGATCTTTGTGGTACCTATTTTATTAGGAGTGGCGGTAAGTGGGTACCAAACGGTACAGCTCTTTATCCGAAGGAATCCGGATATCGAGATATACACGCTTGCTGGGATGAAACTCATCCCGGTCCCCCTTATCGTTCTGGAGGTGCGTTTAGTGCCTTATCCTTTGATGGATATGACATAAAGCGCGTCTCTGGTCCATCTTTCGTGAATGAGCGTACTGGCTCCCTTCGTTATGAAGGGGGCTTCTACGTTCAGTGGCCATCACTCTATTTTCCGTTCAGCATTCCAAAGGCCTCTTTTGAGTCCGATGCGAAAGCTGGTACGGGAACTAGTTGGGGTCACGTTGATCCAGGTTCTTACGGTCCCACCGGCTGGGCTAAATTTAAGCCCGGCAAACCAACCGCAACATCTTTAGAGTTCTTCGCTGAACTTGGCGAAGCCCCTAAGATGCTACGTGACACAGGCAAGTTCTTCAGCGATAGCTGGAGACGAGCTGGTGGTCAGTCTGGGCTTTTTGGGCCCAAACGTATTGCCAATGATTGGCTTGGTGCCAATTTTGGCTGGTTCCCGTTTGTCAATGATTTACGGAAGATGTATAAAACTGCCGTAAACATGGATGCGGCCATCAAGCGTATTAAACGCGAAAATGGTCGCTGGACACACAGGGGTGGAACTATTAGCGCGAACACCACCACTACTAAATTAATGGATAATGGGAATTATATTTCCATTCTTCCACTAACGTATGGTGGTTATCTCGCTACAGGGTCAACCCCGCGTACTGATGTAACTCAAAAAGTTACAAAACACGCGTGGTTCTCAGGCAGTTTCCGCTACTATATCCCTAATACGGATAGTTGGCAGTGGAATGCCCTCGCACGAGCAGAGTTGTTTGGCGCATTGCCAACACCTACTGCCCTGTACGACCTGACTCCATGGTCGTGGCTAATTGACTGGTACTCAAACATTGGCGATAATATCGCCAATATGAGTAACGGTTATGCTGACAATTTAGCCGCGGCTTACGCCTACGTTATGTCAACCACTATTTATACTTATACGATGAATTCATCTATTAAGTATAATGGTGGCGCTACTATTAATATAAGTAGCGAACGTAACGTCTCCTTTAAAGGGAGAGAAGGTGCAAGTCCATTTGGTTTCGGCTTGTCTGGGGATTTAACGCCTAGACAAGCTGCTTTATTAGTAGCTCTAGGACTTCAGCGTAGTGCTTAAGTCTTTATGCTACTACCACTGGGCCGGCCTTTGCTATCTCTGAGCTTCGCAACTCAAAGAGTGCCGGTCTACCATGCGTTTAACCTCAGAAAGGCTAAACATGGCATTTACCGATCCTCAATCTGTTACTATCAACGCAGTTCCTACTTCGCTTCCTCGCGTAAGCGATGAAGCCACCAAATCTGTCTACTCGTCGCCCGATGAAACACTTGCTCTGACTATTAGTCATCAAGCTTCCACCGGTCGACAGCGCCATATGGTCAGAATTGACCAGATGGTCGTTGCTGCCGATCCGCTTTCTGCGGTGAATCAGCAACAGACTCTTGGTGTGTATGTTGTTGTCGATCAGCCGAACTTCGGCTTTTCCGACACCAACATCAACTACGTTGTTCAGGCTCTAACAGCCTGGCTCTCTTCAGCGAATGTTGCGAAAGTATTGGGGCGCGAACATTAATCCGTTCTGGCTCCAACTCATTCTCTCACTCGTCGGGACATTTGCTCAGAAAGTTTCTGAGCATCCTGCCCTTGTACAAGATCCTCTTCCCACGAAAGTGAGAACTGATCTTGTTGTAAAGAGCTAATAACTGATTCCTTATCAGTATATTCTACTGATAAGAGGGTAGATGTCATGGTTGGATGTTTAGCCCCATATATATGGAGTAGACATGAAAAGCCATGAAAATATCCTTCTTGAGGTGGCCGCTAGCATCTATAATGATGCTGTGGTCAGGTGTGCTGCTAAGGAATCAACCCGAAGAGACATCGATTTGCTGATGTCTCGTGTCAAACACGAAGGGCTGTCGTTTTTAACGATTACCCTTCCTTCCTTTGGTCAAGACTTCGAAAGATGTCTTGATCTTGGGTATGTCGACTCAAAATATTTTCGATCTTTTCGAAAATATCGGCAAATCCCCGCATTTTTGCGAGGTATTGTCAGTCAAGTGTTTGATGTTGATACTGGAAAGATCCTGAATGAACCCTGTATTGAAGCTGTTGAGTGTGTGCGCCAATTGGCGTATACATTCAAGAAACTCCGAATACCTTGCACTCCCGAAAGGGATCGCAAGGCATTTACTGGGTTCGTTCGTGATGAGCTTGACTTATGTGAGCCACTTGCGCCAGAGGACGTTTCTCATTTTGAGAACGTCTGTGACTATGTATGGGGCTGGATGGGTGGTGATCCGTATTTGGATCCTCTCTCATCGGTACCAAAGCATGGTCCTGGAGCTACCGCGGAAGGTATACGTAATAATCAAAAGTATATCTTCCGTAGTTGGCACGATCGTCTTGAACCTTACTTCCCTGTTACATCGACTGCTATAGCATCGCTATCAGCTGTTGATTCGCAGGTATTCAAGAGCATTACGATCTTATCTGAAGAGCAGGAATTACCTGTAAAGGTGATTACTGTTCCTAAGACACTTAAGTCACCCCGTATCATTGCAATAGAGCCTGTCTGCATGCAATATGCACAACAGGCCCTATGCAAGACGCTTGTTAGGCGTCTTGAAAGTCACTTTATGACTTCTGGTCACGTAAATTTTACGCGCCAGGATATCAATCAGCGACTCGCAATGACTTCGTCTCGAACGAACGAATATGCTACCTTGGACCTCTCTTCGGCTAGTGATCGTGTTCCACGATCACTTGCCTTGAGAATGTTCCAATGGAATCCTGATTTCCAGGATGCCGTGGATGCATGTCGTTCGAAGAATGCAAAACTTCCTGATGGAAATGTTATTTCCCTAAAGAAGTTTGCATCTATGGGGTCCGCTCTGTGTTTTCCAGTCGAGTCGATGTACTTCTATACTATATGTATAGCGGCCCGACTGAAAATACACAACCTTCCGGTGACACGACGAAACGTATTTAACGTTTCTCGTCATGTCTACGTTTATGGTGACGATATTCTTGTCCCCACAAACGAAGCAGCTGTTATCGTCGATTACCTGCAAAAGTACTATTGCAAGGTAAATATGACCAAGTCTTTCTGGAATGGAAATTTCAGAGAGTCTTGTGGCATGGATGCGTTTCTCGGTAAGTCAGTAACTCCAACTTACCTAAGAGAGTTGCACCCTGACGATAAGCATGATGCTGACAAAATCATTTCGTGGGTAAAAACTGCGTCCCTTTTTGAGGAACGTGGATTTTTACACACATCCAACCTTCTATATCAGAAGATTGAATCAATGATAGGCTTGTTGCCTGTCGTTGGTCCTGATTTTGCCGGTTTGGGCCGTACCACTCCATGGTTACCATTGACTAAACATCGATGGAACCCGAAAGTCCAGCGCTCTGAAGTAAGAGCTCTGGTACCTTCGCCTGTCTTTAAGACGGACAAGTTGGATGGTTATCCTGCCCTATTAAAATGCTTCCTTAACATGGAGCATCGAGGTAGCAGCAGCCTCGATACCATGCATCCCTTAAATGGGAATAAGGATCATCTTAATATCACTGCACGTTACGGCGCCGTCACACTAAAGCGTCGTTGGGTGGTTGTATAAAAAACAACCATAACGATGGGTAATCCCATCGGGGGGGCTTCAAAAGTCCGCTTTCACGGGGTC